ACTCTTGTACCCAAAATTCTGTAAAAAACATTTTATATTGTTCCATGTCGTAACCCCATTCATTCAATAAATTTAATGAAGTTGCACCTACATATTGTTCTAATTCTTTTAATCCAGGGTCACCATTTAGTGGTGCAGAATGATAACTCATTCCGTGGTCTTTTACTTTTAGATAATCTTTATTACCTAAAAACTTTTTTCTTTCTTTCAATGTGACCTTTTGTTCTCTCTTATACGCCTGATCTATAAATTTATCTGTTGTTTTAATAGCTGGTTTTAACCACTCCGTTTTCATTATAGAATATACAGGTGTGGGAAAATACCAATCAGTCTGCATTTCTTCTTTTTTAATCATTTTAAACTCCTCACTTATATATACATTATTTAAAAGGCCAACCTAAATTCCACATCACTAATGAATATCTTGTTCCTTTGGTTACTGGATTTACTCTGTGCCAAACAAAACTTGGAAATACTATAATAGATCCTCTTGGTCTAATTTCAGTACACTCTTTGATATGATTTTTTCTATTTCTTTCAAAGTCGTGGTCATTTCTAAAATCAAACTCTAAATTACCACCTTCGTACTCAGAGGGGTCATTTAAAGAAACAGTTACAGATAATTTTCTAATCTTTCCGTGATCTGGTGGATAAACACCATATTCATTTGGCTTTCTACTATATGGACGTATCCAACTATCAGTGTGCCAACCATAAAATTGACCTTCGCCATATTTTGTAAATTGACAAGACTCTGTCCAATCCCAATTAAAATTCCAACCAGCTTTTTTATTTGCTTCGTGTATGAAAGGGTGTATTTCTTTATAAATCCATTTATCGCTTAACCAAACAATATCGGACTTTCTTTTCTTTTGTATATTTTTGATGACTGATTTTTTTAAAGTACCATCAGCTTTATGATTTTCGTCACCTCTATCTACGCCACCTGTTATCGCTGTCTCTGCATTATGGGCTGTACCATATTTGATTATATCGTCACAAATTTTAGGGGATAACGCTGATTGAAAATAATAATAATAATTGTCCAAATTCATATTTTAATTCCTCTTTTCACAATAATATATATAACAGTTTTAAAAGTTATTAATTTTGATACTTATATCTAATAATTACAATACCTTTACCACCATTACCACCAGCAGCTTCTACTTGACCTGAACAAGTGAAACCTCCACCACCGCCGCCACCGCCTGTGTTTGCTGAACCTGCCGTACCTGCTGTACTTCCGTCTCCTCCACCAGTACCACCACCTTTTGTACCTGAGCCTACTGGATTACCTGGACGAGCTCCTCCTCCACCTCCACCAGCATAGCCTGTTGAAACTGCGTTAATTGATGAATCTACACCCTGTCCACCATTACCAGCGTCATTACTAGCAGCATTTTGTCCGACAGCACTAGCGCCACCGCCGCCGCCACCTGAATATCCTGGATTTCCAAATCCTGTACCACCATTATTTCCTTGAGGTGGACTTACTGGAGGTGTATTACCTGCTCCAGAAACAGTTCCTGGAGATGGCCCACCTGAACCTCCACCACCAGATCCTCCTGGTGCTGTAGTAGGAAATGATGGTCCTGTAGGTCCAGCAGGACCACAGTTTCCTTGTCCACCACCACCACCTGTTGATGTTATTGTACTAAATACTGAACTTGAACCTCTAACTCCAGGACCTCTACAGTCACCAGCACCGTGACCAGCTCCTCCACCACCAACTGTAATTGGATAAGTTTGTGCGGAAACTGTTAAACCTGTGTCTGATGCTGCTAATGGACTGGCTGTATAAGAATCTAATGGACTATTTTTACCTTCTCTAAAACCTCCTGCGCCTCCACCACCAGCATTAGTGTTTGCGCCACCACCACCACCAGCGATTACCATATAAGAAACTTTAGCACCACTACCACCTGAATTTCCTACTGAAGCTACTACAAAATTACCATCAGCTGTAAAAGTATGTATTCTGAAATTACCTGAATTTGTAATCGTACCACCTGTAGCTGAAGTATAAGTTTTGTTTTCTAAATCATCTACATTTGATTCGTTTGTAAACAACCAACCTTTTGTAGAGTCTATATAAACTAAAACAAGTGAAGCTCTATTAGATTTAATGCTAGAATCACCAGCAACACCTTGAATATTGTGTCCATTTCTTTGAATAGCTAAATTATTTGTAGCAAAATTACCTGCGTAATCTTTAATGGCTATAGTGTCACCAGCAGTTCCACTAGCAGGTAATTTTACAATACCTGCGGCACTTGTGTTGTTGACAAAATATCCTCTTCCGGCGACCATTGTAGTGACTGTACTACCGTCTGATACAACAACTGATTGCCAAGCTACGTTATTAACACTAGCTGATGCACCTAATGCGATTGATGTACCATTAATAGTCACAGTTGAATTTGCTAGTTTTGCGTTAGCGATACTACCTGCTAATTGAGTTCCTGTGATCGTTCCTGGCGTTATATCAGCTGCTACTACTGAACAATCTGTTAATGCTTTTGATCCTATTTTATCTATTGCCATGTTAATTCTCTTTTATACTATTTATAATGTTTCCTTATTGAAATTTATATCTTATTAAAACGATTCCTTTACCACCAGTGCCACCTGTTCCTGGATATGTTGAACCTCCACCACCTCCAGAATTAGCTACACCTGTTTTTGAATTAGGACCAGGTGAACCTGGGTGTGTATAATCTCCTCCACCACCAAAACCACCAACTTCTGTAGGAGCAGTTCCTGCTCTACTTCTACCAGCTCCTCCTCCTGCAAAGTATCTTGTTGAACTTACTGGTCCAGGTGTTCCATAACTTGGAGCTGTAGGACCTATAAAACTATCATCTAAAAAACTTCCATCACCACCAGCAGATGTACTAGGAGCTGGAGTTCCTCCAACAGTAGCAGCACCACCGCCACCACCACCATATGCATTGCATCCTATACCAGAGGCACCTCCATTATTTCCTTGAGATGGACTTACCGAAGGTGTATTTCCTGAGCCACCAGCCGCCGTACCTAAACTAGGTGGGTTATAAGCGTCATCACCCCAACTAGCGCCACCACCTGATCCTCCAGGTGAGCCTGTTCTTAAAGGTGATCCGCAGTTATTTCCACCACCAGCACCTCCACCAGCAGTAGATGTAATTGTAGAAAAAACTGAATTAGAACCATTACTACTTCTTGGTGTTGGTGTTGTACCAGGTGCGCCTGCGCCACCAGCACCTACTGTAATAGGAAAAGTTGTTGCTGTGACTGTAACACCAGATGAATTAGCTAAAGGTGAAGTTGTTGGTGAAGGTAAACTAAAAGAGTTTGACATTCTAAATCCACCAGCTCCACCACCACCACCTTGTTGCGCTCCACCACCCGCTCCACCAGCAGTGACTAAATAATCTACTTTATCTCTAAATGTTGTAGGTGTGTTTGAATTACCAATACTTGCAACAACAAAGTTTCCATCACCTGTAAATACATGAGTTTTAAAATCACCAACTGTTAAGACTGTACCACCTGTGGCAGTTATAAAAGTTGGAACAGTGACAGCTACATTATGTTCGTTTGCATATAACCAACCTTTTGTAGCGTCAACATATACTAACTTGACACTAGCACGATCAGTTTGTATTTCTGAATCAAGTGCCGAACCTTGAATATTATGACTATTTCTTTGTATAATTAAATTATTTGTACCAAAGTTTCCAGCATAATCTTTTATTACCACAAAATCACCAATAGAAGCAGATGCTGGTAATTTAACTATACCTGCAGCACTTGTATTATTAACAAAGTATCCTCTACCAGAAACCATTGTAGTCACTGTTGATCCATCTGATACTACGATAGATTGCCAATCAACAAAAGAATTATTAAATGTACCACTAGCACCTAAAGCAATAGATGTTCCTGATGCTGTAATAGATGAGTTAGATAATTTTGCGTTTGTGACTGCATCATCAGCCAGTTTAACATTAGTAATAGCACCTGCTCCAAAGTCTACCGCTGCGACTGAGCCATCTTCTATACCTTTTGATCCTACTTTATTTATTGCCATACTTCTATTTATTCATCGCTGTCGGTTGTTGTATTATACTTTTTACCATCTGTAAAATGTTGTATATTTGTTGTAAATCCAAAATCATCATCTGCGTCAGCTGATGTTGGATTAGGTGTTATTGTAATTCTCATTTCTCTTGCTTTATTAGTTGTATCTGTATCTGTGTAAGCATCTGATTGTGTTGTTTTTATAACTTTTTGAGTTGACGCTGGACCAAATAGATAAGTCTTTGCAGTAAATCCTAACGTATATATTACAGCTCTTCTTTGTGAAAAGTCACCACTATAAGTGTCTTCATAATTTACACTATTTAAAACAATTGGTATATCTCTCTTTATATCTAACTCGGGTATTGCATTTACAGTCACAGTAAAGTCAGGTTGAAAGAAAGGTAATATTTGTTCTATGATTTGTAGACCTGCCTCAGCACTCGCTGTAAAAGAATATAGATTGTAAGATATATTGTAAGGAACAGGAACATAATTAAAGTTTAACACTTTACCATCTGTTCCAGTCTTAACGTGTTTAAATTTTTGTACTCTAGTTAATTTTCTACTAGCATCATATGAGATACCTGAAATCTCAAAACTCATACGAGGTAAGGTCACAGCAAACTCTCTTTCTGATAAACTTGGTTGTGCGTCTAGTCTAGCTAAAAATTTTTCTTTTGGCGCATAAGCTAATGGCACTTTAATAGATTGAGTAATATTACCAGCGCTATCTCGTCTTTTGATTCGTATGTTATTAAAGATTTGACCAAACCCTATGGTCATTCTTCTCATACTCTCATTGTAAAAATATGTTCCAAACATTAAAAGTCAACCTCTCCAAATGGGTTA